TGTAGCGCCTATAGGACCGGGAGTGCCCTGAATGCCCTGATCTCCTCGTGGTCCTTGGACACCCTGTGGTCCTATAGGCCCTACTGGTCCCTGTTCGCCCTGGACACCTCTTGGTCCTTGGACACCATGTGGTCCTATGACGCCCTGCGGCCCCGTTGGTCCTTGAGGCCCTATAGGACCATCCGTACCCCGGACACCTTGCGGTCCTTGGACACCTTGCGGTCCCTGAATACCTTGAGGCCCTTCGACACCCTGCGGCCCTTCCGGCCCTTCCGGCCCCCTTGGACCCTGCGGGATATAGACATCGAGGACACCTGTGGAAGTGTGGTATTCACCGTACCCTGTTTCATCTTGAGGGAGCGGGTGCATGACCACACGGAGTCTGTTGAATTGATCTACAAGTTCCTGGGCAATTCGGGCGGCCTCTTCAGCAACACCGTCAGCCTGTGCTTGTAGGTAGGACTGCATGAGGGGAAGGTAGACTTCCATTAGATACTTTTTAGTGACCGCATCTGTGTCATCAACAGGGTATCCAATGTTTGTTAGTCTCTTTCCTAGAGCTTGCCATTCCCCTGCATAATCCTTTCTAATCGTGTCCTGAACCTTGTCATAAGCTTCCTGCACAAGAAAGTACATTTGAAGAAAAGCTATATCAAGGGAAGTCTTACTTAAAAGAGAAGTATTAGAAAACCTGACCGCCCTTTCATTGCTTGGTGTCTCCCGTCTTACTGTCACTACCATACCACTTTCAGGGGGCGTTGGCAGATAAGCTACTCCATTTTCTAACTTTGAAACCTGTGTATCTACCCCGTTCACAAACACCTTTATATGGCTTGTGTCGAGGTAATCAAAAGGAACACTGAAATAAGCAGTGCTTCCATCACCTTCATAAGTGACTTCTGCTAGTTTCATAAAAACCTCCATAAATAAAAGCCACCCTCACACATAAAGTGCAAAGGTGGCTTTAAGTTTGTTATTACGCTTTTACAAAAAGTCCACTAGTGAACCTTTAAGCTGTGCCAATCCCACGCTGCTTGATTTGCTTCCTTATGCTCTTCTAAGGAGTTCATAAGTTTATTACCCTCAATAGCAATGATATTAGCCTGTTTATATGCCTCTTCTATCTGCTGCCTCTTCCACAAGCTAAGTGTTTTAGGATCTTGTCCAGCAAGTGTAGGGAGCCGTTCGATTCCTCGAATTGTGCTGAAGATATTCAAAAGAGATTCATAGCTGCCTTGAAGTATCTCCAGGTCAGATTCACTCATAAGATGGGCCACGTTGTTATAGTTCCACCGCTCTTTTTCAACGCCTATCGTTTTTCCTATCTTCTTATACTTTTCATAGTTATCGAAGAACCTGTGAACGTGTGCAGACGCGCTCGTATCATCCCTGACCACAAAGGAGCGCAGTATAGGCATCTGTTCATACCAATACTTTGCAGGGGCTTCAACGTCAAAATCATCTAACTGCACTCCTGCTTTATCCAGAAGAGAGTCAACAAGGTTTAGGGTCAGTCTGCCTAAGCCTCCTGTCCACTTCTCAATAAAATGCCTGACATGGATAGGGGAAGTCATCTCTGCACCGCCAATGAAAGGCACATACTGGATTCCTTTAGAGATTAAGCGCGATGTAGTCCCTGTTGAAGGAGTGTATTGATACTCTGGAAGAATGCCCTCAAGGTCTTGGGAAATCAGAGGATGCCCTGTAAAGAAGTCTTCATTTTTTAGGGACTCTGCGCCCGGCACGGCTATGGTAGGGCTGATAGGAGGAGTGAAGGCATCCAGAATAACCTTGCCCACATTCTCTACAGCTACTTTTCTATCAGCGTTGTTCTCTGCTAGATAGGCTTCAAGGAGCCTTTCTGGAAGTGTACCAAACAGTGTTCCAGCTATGAACGGCTTTGGTAGACGCAGCCAATTACCATTCACTTTCACACACCAAAACAAGTCCCTCTGCCACCTTGGGATAGCATGGTAGGATTCATCATCATAATTGATAAGGGTGTTGACAATGCTAGGAAGAGTGACACTAAAGAACAACCTACGCATGGTGCGCACAGGCTGATATCGCAACATCTCAATTAACTTTGCGTTACCCTGCCAAGCTACGTTAAAGAAAGCCGTAATGACGTTATACTTACGCCCTATAATTCCTGCCCTTTGGAAATCAATAGTAGTGGTGCGCGATTCAAAAGCAGCATCTTCTACACTGGCTCCCTTTTTGAGCGCTCTGTTGAATAGGCCCAACCTTGTGCCTTCTTCGGAGAGTTCCGACAAGATTCTAAGATAGTGCAGGGGGTTCTTGGAGAAGTTCATCTTATTATGAACAGGTAAGCTTTGAAGTTCTTTATACATTCTCTTACCTAGATAAGGTTTGTCCATGGCTACTAAAACAGCATTATAGCCCCCTGACTGCAACCATTTTGAATAAACCTCTCCTTGACCTTTTCTAATAAAAAGGCCCTTAACCATAGTAGCAATGGGGGTAAATCCATATTTAGCGTAAGCGAAGGCGTCTAGCTGATCCTTCCAAGCATTAGATACAGGGAAGTCAGGGTTCATAATAGCGCCCGCTCGAAGCGTCCTAGCAGGACCAGAGAACATTTTGAAAATCTTATCTATCTTAACATCAAGATTCTTAAAAGTAGTAGCTATGTCTTCGCTAATTCTATACTCTACAACCTTACCATGCTCATGTACCTTTATTGTGGCAAAGCCGTCGATAAAATCTTTTGGAGTAAGGTCTTCAATACTTTTGTTGACCCTTTCAGCTATCCTCTCCACGTCATCAACAAGGGTGGTACTCTTGACTTCTTTAGAGCTTTTAACCTTAGTGCCTTTGGTTTGTTTGCCCTCCCATTTCAAGATACTTTTGTCTGTAATGTAGATAGGCTTGGGATTACCGGCCACTTTTACTTTGTATGTCCCCTTATTATCTCCTTTTGTTATCTTAGCCTCTATCTTCCCGAAGTAATGCCCTGATTCTCCCCCATCAATACGAATGATAAAACCTTTAGGGCTTTCACCTTCTTTAGGGGAACCTTCCCTTTCTACCTTCAAAGGAGAAGCAATAGCCTGAACGTACTTACCCTTTTTATCAACCTTTCGTATATCCCTAACAAGGCGCAAGAGAACCTTGTTATTTTCAGCAGCGCGAAGCATACTAAATGTATTTTCTACAATAGAGTAGAGAGGGTTAATAACAGGAGCGCTAGAACCTTTGTACCTATAGACAAGAGTGCCAGTTTCCATACTGGCCCCTTTTACTCCACCGGCTTTCTTAAACTTGGCTATGTCCCGATAAAAGGGAACATAATAACGGTGCTTGGTTTTTATAGCTTCATAGACTTTAGGAGAAAGGAGTTCAGCATCTACCAAATGTTTCAACAAGGATAGCTGATAGGTTCGGAGTTCATCAAAGATAAGATCAAAGCCCCTCGCCTTACCTTCAGCTACAATTCTATGCTTGTCTGCTACGTTCTCAAACCCTGATTTAAGGTTCATACTTTCAAGCTCTACAGCCCTTTGCATTACTATCCACTCTACAAAAGTATCATGCTCTTCGGGTTTAATCTTATCTATGATCTTCTTAAAAGCTACGCTGTTCTTTTTACCTGTGAGGCGGTCATAGCCTCCTAGTTCAAAATAGTGTTTGGCATGACCTAACACCCCCCGGATAAGTAGACTAGCTTTGTAAACACTTCGCTCCGCAGGGAGATTAAAGGCTCCTTTAGCTCCATACAGATCCTTCTCCATCTCTTTCACCGGGTTTAGATCATCTATCAGCAGTTCATAGAAGGTGGAGACAGACTGTTTAGCCGTCTCCTTGAAGTCTAGAGGCGCTTTATCGTCCTTCCCAGGTTCGAAGACAATCTTCTGGTCTGCTCTCACCTTAGTGTATTCTTGCAAATCAGGATAATCTTTCAAAACCTCTACAGGTACTTTCTCACCTCTCTCCAAAGCGTCCCGGACCATAGCCCTGTGAAGGTAGTCCAGTTCAAAATTATCATAAACTTTATGATGCCGTAAGCCTACTGTGTCATCAGTAGCCACCCGCACCAGATCGGCAGGGGTCTTTGTATCCCGCAGTTCAGGATCTTTATGCACTCTCCAGTCGGCTTGAGTCGTCCCCGACCACCCCTTGTGCATGTCGAGAAGATGCTCGATTTCATGCCGAAGGGTAGAAACCATCTCTTCTTTTCCATAATGCTTAGACGCTACCTCATTGATTTCAATTTTGGCAGGGGCAGTAGCATCACTAAAACCTCTTTTCCTGAAAGTGTTGGCAGTCCCCTCGGGAAACGAAGTCTGTCCCAAAACAAGGTTGCCCCCACCATCTACAGGTATATGGATCATAGTGACTTTAATATCTACAGGTAGGAGATACTTTTCTTTATAGTAGTCTGCTATCTTTTGAAAGTCATCAGTACCTACTGTATCTATGATCTTTTTACCAATCTGATACTTGGCCTGTTTCAGGAAACCATAAATGCCTTTGCCATTTCTATGAAGCTCGTCAAACGTCTTTCTTGTATACTTCCAAATATCTACACCATCTAAAAGTCCCTCGTCAATATCATTCTTTAAGTTGGTGACATCTTCTGGTCGAAGTTCTTTGATTGGTTCTCTATAAGCCCTGGGTATTTTCTTCTTCCTAGCCATTAAATCAAACAGGATGGAGGGGTCTTCCTGCATATCCTGCATAACCTTTTTAGGATGAATACCCTGTTCTTCATAGAGGTGTTTCAGATTCTTTTCAATGTTTCCCTGAAGCCTTTCCGTTCTGCTTCCTCTAATCTTTTGCGCCTTATTGATACCGTACTGCGCTGCGCCTACAGGGTTGGTATAATGCAGTCCGGTGATAAGGGCAGCATTAGAAGCAAAGTCTTCCAGTGTAGGCATCTCTTGGTGTAGAATAGAAGAAGCTACCGTCATAGCCACTAGCTCTGTTGGGGCTTTGAGGACAGGGCCTACCAAGCCTCCCGAAGCTACCATAGTAGCTCCTATAAGTCCTTCGTCAGCAGAAGCTTTTAAGGCCCCACCTATTCTGTAAGCAAAATCTTGAGCATCCTTGATCTCCCCTTTTTCAAGCTTATCTATATAGGATTTACGAAGTCCGGCAGGAATGGCGAAAGAGGCTGCCCCACCCGCTATAGGGTTTCCCCCGGTGACTGCCGTACCAAGGGCAAACGCTCCCATATAGTATCCAAAGTCCAGAGTTCCGGCCACAACCCCCGCAGGAACGTGTTTATACCATTCAGACGCCCACCCGTCTTGACTTTCAGGACTAGGAAGCTTTTCTCGATACTTCATGCCCACTAATGAGTTCTCCCAACCCCTTTTAAGCTCGTCCATGGAATATGCACTTACTTTATCCCAAAGTTCTTTAACTTCAGGAAGAAAGGGGAGCTGGTCTTTAAGGTCTTGGTCGGGGTATTCAAAGGCTCCTAAAGCTTTTTCATGGGGACTTTCAGGCGGGAGAGAAGATTTCAGATAGCTAAAGTCTTCTGTAGAATTAAGAGGTTCACTAGTGGACTTTTCTAAACTCCCTGTTTTTCCTTCCGCTTCTTCTATCAAGGTATTAAGGTAACTAAAATCTTCTTCAGGTTCACTAGTGGACTTTTCGGAAACTTGTTCAAGTATCTTATTCATGCTTTACCCTCCTTTCTTCATAAAGCTTTTTCAACTTAGCTTTAGCTCTATCATCTTTTAAGATTGCCTGAAGATATGCCCAAGAAGGTCTGCGTCTTTTTTCTAGTCCCGGCAAAGTGTTCCCTTCCTTAAAAAAGTCATATACAAAGCCTACAAAGGGTTGAGTATGCTCATTAAACAACTGTTTTTGGATTGTAGTGTCTAGTGACACCTTGGTAAGGCTTGCCATAGTCTCTTCTGCTGTCGGCGTAAATTCATCTACAATATCAAGAAGATACTTTGTTGAAAGGTTCTTGGTTACGTCCTCTCCTTGTTCTCTCCACTTTCTAACATCTTCCACCACTGCGTTGTTAGCTCTTACTTTAGCCTCCTCGTTGAGGGGACAATCTTTCATAAAAAACTTAAAGAGCTTGGGAAGTTTTTGAAGCTGGAAAGATACAAAAGAGTTTTCAGGTTTTTGAAGTTCCTTCATAAGTTCGTTGGCTGCTATTTTATCTTTGAAAGCTACCCCTTCAGTAGCCACGATGCCATCAAAAGTTTGAACCCCCTTTGATATAATTCGCTGATTAAGCTGATTCAAAGCAATAGGGTCAGACGTTTCTGTACCCATTAAAGACCTAACAAGCTTGTGGCGCTGTTCTCCATCAAGGTTCGTAGAGCTTTTGACAAGCTTAACTGCCCCTGCAATATCGTTTTTGAGAGCTAGGGCATAAGCCTTGGAAGCTACAGTATGCAAAGCTTCCGCACGCTTCTCAATGATATTTGTTCTCTCTGCACTAAAGGCTGCCTGAAGCTGTGATCTCAAAGTCAGAGCAGACGTTCCCTTGATATTAAGCTCTTGCTGTACCTTAACATTTGTCACGTCCAACAAAGCTTTTTCATAATCAATAGAACCATCACCTCTAGTGCATCTTTTTACTATAGCGTCATAAGCTGTGTTCAACACGTCATCTTTTTCTAAGGACTCTGCTTGAGTCATGTAGATTGCAAGCTGTTTTCGCAAATCAGGATCATCTACAAGACTTTTACCTTCATCATCTACAAGAAGGAAGGGTTTCAAAAGTTTTGAATTTTTTGTCTCCACCGCTTTTGTCCCCAAGGCGGTAAGCTCTAAAGAGATAAGCGCTTTAGGACTGAAGGCGTGCTTCCCGTCTGTGGTATTATTTGTATACTGAATTATCTCTTTCATCTTGGAGGCATAGGCTTCTGGATCATCTTTGTACTGCGCCCAAACAACTGAAGCGTCCCCTAGAATACCAGCACCAATGTTTGCCTTGTATTCGTCTTCTACTTGCTTCTGTATAACTTCAATATGCTTTTTATAGAGTACGTTACGGGCGTTCTGTGCAACGGGACCAAAGCCCAACTGAAAGGCTTGGGAAGTACCCGTGATATATTCAGAATGAAGGTCTTCGAGTTTTTCCCTAAGTTCCCCCATAGTTAGGTCTTTACCATTGTTCAGGATTTCTTGAGCTTTAAGAGAGTATTCCTGACCTCTTGCTTTACCCTTCTGAAGTTCATAACCTTTTAGGTAAGAGCTTCCCGCATCTTCTTCAGGTTCCCCACCCGCAAGGGACTGGTTCTCTCCTGCGGTAAACTGTGCATTGTCATAAGCACTTATACCCTGAATAACAGGCTGTGCAGAAGCCCCTATAAGCTGCGCAAAGCGTTCAGCTTTAACCGAAGCCCTTGGAGCAACATAAGTATCTCTAGGGTTGGCGACTACTTTCAGGTCAGGCGTGCTGTATCGAAAGCTGTCTTTCTCTTCTATAGGCTTGTGTTTATATGGTTTGATAGGCATTAGTTACCCCTCTATTCCTAACATAGGCTTGTCTTTAATTGAAGACGATTTTAGATTTGAACCGGCAGCATAACCAGAAGCAGCCCCAACAGTCCCGGCAAGCGCTATACTTCCTAAAGTAGCAGCAGGACCAGTGTAAGAAGCGTTGGCCTGTGCCCCAAGGCCCTCTGCCTGTGTAATATAGGCTTCTTGGTTGTAAACAGATTGTTCAATGTTGTTCTGCCTATTCTGCTCTACCATAGAGACATCATATCCATAATTCTGCCAAGCATCTATATCCTGTCTTAAAGACGAAACAGAACCAAAGACACCAGCCTCACCCGCTGACACCCTAACCTTGGCCTGTTCTCTCATGGCCTGTCTTCTAAGGTTGGCTTTTTCAGCTTGTGACTTTTTATTGATCTGTCTTTGACGCTCCTGCTCTTGTTCTAACTGCTGTTCCAGATTAGCTTCCGCAACTTCAGCTTGACTTTTAGCTTGTCTGTTTGCTGTAGTTATCTGCATAGCTGTTGAAGTAATAGCAGAAATCAAAGCTACTATACCAAAGATAATACCCATTTAGTTACCTCTCTTTTAGAACATAATGATACACAAGGTTAGGGTTGTAGCAGCTTATGTGCTGAAGAGCCGTAACCCTAAAGCCTAGCCACTGTACGAATTTATGAGCCTCTTTAGGACACCAATTAACCAAGATAGGGCGGGACTCCTGCATCTTTGCAATCATCTTTTTAGCGCACCTTCCAAACTCCAAAGGATACTTGCAAGCTTGGGGAGAACATAGAAGCCAAGGAACACCTACGTTACGATAATGATGCACCAAGCCATAGAGGGCATAAATACTATCCCGCTGATCCTTCCTCACTACTTTGTTGACCCATAGACTTTTCTGGAAAGTAGAAAGAAGGTGTTCGCCCTCTACCTTCTCTTTACCATACATGCCAAACAGAGTGTGCCTGTCCCCATCACAAAGGGGCAGCTTTAGAACGTCTTCCGCATCTCTCTCTTTATCACAAGCAACATGCTCAAACGCGCTTTCCTTATGCCTCATTACATCACCTGTCCTCTGGTATGAAAGAACACCTCCATACTAGCAGACTGAAAAGCTGCCGGTAGATATGAAGGGCATTTGATTGTGATATTTACCTTTTGATTGTTAGCCATGACCATAAAACGTATCTCACTAGAAGTGAGGAGCGCCTTGTCCAACACTGCACCCCCTAGCTGAATACCTGTATAAGACCTTACAAGAGGATTGGGATATCCTTCAGACTGGACTTCAACATCAAAAGCCCCTGTGTTAGTGAAGGCCAAGACGAAAGACCGTATCTGGTATTTGGCATCAGTGATAGCAATATTGTCTTTCCCTTTAAGATAAAACTTACTCAAGGTAAACTGCCCTGTATAGTTTTCACCTAAGACCATAGAGATTGAAGAAGTATCTTCAGGGACTCTCCACTGGTTTCCTGTCACATCTACCTCGGCTACCTCCATACGGTTTGACGAGTTCACTAGTGAACCTTTTCCAAATTTCAGAGGATAGGGAGCAGTGTAAACTGTGTAACCATTTTTGGAGTTATACACACCCTTAAGGACTACCTGTTTATCTAGGAGTATCTTAGAAGCACTCACATCGCTTGAAGTTACATCCATCTCCATTATAGCAGTGTACCAAAGACCACCGTCAGTACGAAACAAGAAATAAAGAGAAGTGCCAATAGTTATGAAGGCGATAGGTTCATCACTAAAGGTCCACTTACCCCATGCACTTTGAACCTTTTCATTCCCATTCCAATAAAACTTATAGAGATAGAGGGTTTTAGGAGAAGCCGAGGACTTGATAAACAACGTATCCAAGACAACACAGGACTGCATAAACAACTTCCCATTAGGAATATAGTTAGGACAATGGGCGGTCACGTCTGCTGCTTCTGTTGAAAGCGTATCTGAATTAACAAAATACTCTAAAAGAGAAATATACTTATTCTTAGGGGAAGGAAAATAAACATTTGCCCCCATCAAAAGAGGGTTGAAAGCGCTTGCCACCCTGTAAGAAGTCGTAGGCGTTAGCGTGGCTGTTTTAGGGGATAGTGCTTCATCGGCTGTTGTCAGAATAAACTGTTCTTCTTTACCGAAGAGGACAAGAGCGGTAGAAAGACAGGCTGCCTCCACAAGATCACATACCTTGTTTGAGACATCTACACTAAGGTCGATAGGATCGGTTTCAAGCACTTCCAAAGCAGTATCAGGAAAGAAGTCAAAAAATTCAGAAAACTTAGACATACATACAGACTGTTTGGTAATGAAGCAGAGCCTTGTCTTGTAATAGAAAAGGTTCTTGATAGGAGTGCCTATAAAAGAAGGTGTCACATTTGTGTCGTTATCTCCTATTTTTAATGTCTCCCATAAACAGGGTGCAAAGGTGAATTGATTTACACCAGTTCTTACCAAGCGGTGAGGCATCGTAGAGGCGTTGAGGGTAGTGTGTATCCCAGGGCGCATAGCTTCTCTATAGACTTTATCACTGTGATACTTAAGGTAATAGCCTATATAGTTCTTCTTTTCATCCCCCTGTATTTTATAGATACCACCTACTGTAGGTGTTCCATATTTTTCATCTCCATTCAGGGTGGGAAGTTCATTAAAAGTCTGTACGGTTTTAACAAGATCTCCGCCTGAAAGGGTACTATTAAATGCAGGAACAACCTGATTATTGGTAATGAAAGTATAGTCGGCTACGGTACACGCCTTATACCTATTAACGGGGGTTCTTGATCCCGTTGTAAGGTAATTTTTTACAGTATTATTTGAAGTGAAGACAAGTGCACTGTCCAGTGTCCCGTAGCGCACTTCACACATGACCCCTTTAAGAGTGAATATCTTGATAGGGCTTGTTGTGTCTGAAGTTATGAGAACGTAATAATGCTCGGACTCGTCCCTAGAATAGATATGGACAAAATCAGAAGATGCTGAAAACTCCCCAGGAGTATTAGAACAACTCTCTAAAAAGTGTGTCCCAGGTCTTTTATACATTCCATCAACAATAGAGCAAGCCATGTTTACCTGATCCTCTATCTGTGTATCGAGGCGCAAACTTGCCGGCTGCTGTGATACTCCATTATAGAACCCAGGGATTGTTTTAGTGATTAAGCCCATTAGCGCCACCTATTCCTATAATAGAGAGCGCGCGCCACGGCGGGGTTTGCGAGCATCGTGGCATCCTTATTCCTCTCTTCCATACCTTTGAAAAGGATACGTGCCTCGTTGACTTCGGCTCTTGCCATTTTATCCAAGGTATCGGAACCTACATAGTCCTTTTGAAAAGACCTCTTAGCTAGGGCGGTTACATATACCTGAACATGATTGGGAAGGTCATTGAAAGGCAGAAAAAACACAATATCAACACAAGCATCACTTTGGAAAATATAGGTGTGCTTTTCTTTATCATAAAGAAGACCTCCTCTAATTACATAGTCTTCGCTAGAGTTTACAGCATCTACATTCAAGGTATTAGAGGGAACCTGAATGTTGCCTTCTTCATTCCTTGTAAGAGTGTAGTTAGTTTCATGGTTACAGTTTAGCCCTAATGACTGGACATTACGGGATTCTCTTAAAAGGACACTCTTAGCCACGGCAGCTAATGTGACTACCTCTGCTTCTGCTAAGGTATTTACAGGAAGCTCTCCTATAGCTGAAAGCATAGCATTGATAGCGTCCAGTTCGGTCATACGCATCTGGTCACTCATTTCACCCTCCTGATATAAATTGAAAAAAAAGGACACAAGGATTTCTCCCTGTGTCCTTCGTAATAGGTTAGAATGTTAAGGCTTTACAGGAGCGCCTGTACGCAACTCTACTGCACATTCAGGCCGAAGGGCGCCATGCCCCATAGCATAACGAGCCACCATCAGTGTACCCTGTCTGCGGATATCCCATTCAGACTGAAGGGAGAGGTCCATGAGCTTTACAGTACCGACAGCATCAGGATACCAAGCCACTCCCTTAGTGGTGGTCCCGTTGACGGCATGGAAAGTCAGAGAAGACCCGTCAGCAAAGGGCAGATTGGGCGTGGGAACAATGTTGATACCGGCTACGCGAGGCAGGGTAGCTTCAGAGATAGAACCCTTACCATCAATGTTCTTATCAATCAGGGAGAACCCATTGGCGCTCATCTGACGGATAAGGAAGTAATAGTCGGCGGGTTTCAGGGCCAGATAGCGCTGTTCTTTAGGAACCCACTTGTTATCAAAGTTTTCAGCCACCTGATAGATAGCGTCAACCCACGCCTTAAACCTGTCAGTGTCGGTGGCACTTCCAAGGTCGGCATCAGTGATCACCAGCCCACCATCACCGTCAGTGAGGGGGGAGTCAGCACGAGCAGCCAGCATGAGTTCACGATATACGTTCTGATCGAAGGTCACTGCAAGACGTTCACCCATCTGCTGTGCATAACGGGAGCGTACATCATAGTGATTCAAGGCATCGTCGATATCGGGGATAAAGACGTGGGAGAGAAGCAGACCATCAATATTGATGACCTGTTCTGCATGATTAGCTACCTGACCAGTGATCTCCGTACCGGGGACATGATACTCACCGTCAGGCATCCTTCCCATGAGGGGAAACTGCTTATTGTGTTAGCTCCGATTGCTCAGAGTGTCGGACTATCCCTTCCACCCATTCAGCAGCTTTACGGATAACTGCCGGGTCGTCGCATAAACCTTCAATAGCCAGATTACACTTAGAACAAAGGAGACCTCTTATCTCTCCTGTAGTGTGATCATGGTCTACACAAAAGGCTTTATACCGTTTGGAATGCAGGCGTTTCCCACATATCCCACAACGACCTCTCTGCTTTTTATATAGCTTCCAGTATATTTCATCAGTAACACCTAGAGTTTTTTCTCTAAGCTGACTGATCCTGCAAGCTTTACATATAGAGTCCAATCTTCCAGTCTTCTTATCCTTTTTATAGAAGTCTTTTGGACTCTTCGCTTTACCGCATATTTTGCAGATTATTAGGGTTGATCCGTGTCTAGTCTCTACACCTTCGTGCGTCTTGCACTGTCTTGGCTCGGGATTGTCCCTGTGGGAGTTCCCCGAATTTACGGATAGTTTAGAGTCGGCCCAGTTTCTCATGGGAGGGTTAAGCCGACTTACCGTGGTCAATGGTACGAACATAATGCTTGTCAAGAATTGTGGTGGACTGTTCAAAAGCGGTCATTACCTCACCGGCAAAGACCTTGAGCATAAGCGCTCTGTCCTGTTCCAAAGTGCCCGTAGTCTGGTTGATAGAGCCAATACGAGTAGGGGTAGAATTAGCCAAATTTTTCTCCTTTGTGTTTGAATTAGGTTATACGTTAGTGATTGATTAAAGGCGCGAAGAACGAGCTAGTTTGGTTCGTACCTGGGACTGAAAAGCTGTGTCTGTCTTATACTCTGGACGTGCCATGTCTCTCTTGACTTCTGCCCAAGAGCTATAAGCCCCCTGAAAACTGTTGGGGACTCCTTCTGTGTTCCCTGAAAGCAACTGGATTTCATGGGAAGTGTTGGCCTGTGTAAAGCGTGAATATAGGCCCTGTACTGCGAGTTTAGCCAAGGCAGGATTGCTAGAATAGACTGCATCATTGAAGGTCTTCTTCTCTTCAGGGGTGAGGGATTCTTTAGCCCACTGCTGCATCGCCTGATAGCTTTCTCTACCTCCTGTCATGTCAAAGATTTCTGTTGTAATCTTCTCACTTTCCTGCTGCTGTAATGTCTGCTGTGCCTTGACACCCGCAAGATAATCCTGAACAACATTTTCAGGAATACCTTTAGCTACAATACTTTTGATACTTTTTTCAGAAAGGCTACCATTTTCCTGAAACTCTGCAAAATACCCTGCCCAATCCGTTTCAGAAAAGTTTCCTCCTTCTTCTTGAGAAAGTTTTCCATCATCGTCACCTTCTCCTTTGTTTTGTTCATCATCTCCCTTTTCCTCTTTTTCTTCGGGAACACGCAAACCACCTGCTTCCTCTGCCTTAACTTCTTCTTTGGGAAGTTCACTAGTGGACTTTTCAATACCATCCACCTTAGTGATCATCTCCTGATTATGTTGTTCAACTTCTTCAAGAGATTCACCGCCCCCTTGAAGAGGTGTCACATTCACTACATCAGCCATTTATCCTTCTCCTTTACTGTGACTGGGGCTGCTGCTGTGCCATCACCTGTTCAGTGATCTGCGGAGCAAGCTGCTGTGCCATTTGCATTTGTTGGGCCTGTGCTTGTTCTTGTGCAAGCTGTTCTTCAGTCTTGATAATTCCTTTGCACACCAGCCCAAGGTTGGTTCCTGCTCTTCTTAAAAAGCCTGAAGTGTTTATAGCAGCCGTGCCACCATCTCCCAAGGATTTAGCTACGTCCAAAAGCTGCATCATCTTGTTTAAGTCGTGCCCTCTGGATAACGCCTCAATACCAGTAGTAATGACGGGTGTTACATCTCCCTCCCCAAAGGAAGGCAGCTTCTTCTTTTTCTGAAGAATAGAGATAATGAGTTTGACCAAGGGAAGCTGTAGCTCGGTAGCTAGAATTGAATAGATACCACCCAAGGCATCTTCCAACTCCTGCGCCATATAACGGATCTCTTCCGCTGTAACCCGCTCTGCTGTGCGCTGTATGCTGGAATGAAGTAGGAAAGCCTGTTCAAGACGGGAAGAAATGTCCCGGATAGCCTGTAAAGCCAAAGTCAAGTCTTGAGCCTTATCAGACTGTAAAGCTTCTACATCGTCCCTGTTACCGGAAACGAAAGAACCATTGTCTGCCTTTTCTAAATCTTTAGTATTGGTAGTACCATTAGGGTTTACCATCCAGATAAGAAGAGATGAAATGTCTACACTTTCCAGTACGTTTTGAGAGAGTCCTTCAAGACTATAAAAATCTCCAAGATACTCTTCAACATGGCCTCGACCATAATGGTCGGAGTCTGCCTGGGTCCATCTCAAAGGTATCCAACGAAGTTCATCAGTCTTATACTTCTTAGGGGCCTTGTGTGTAACTTCAGATAGAAGTTTGCCCTGTACTTCCTGATCTACTTCAAAGGTATCTTTATCAAGACGACGAACCTTTGTATAAACTTCTACTGTTTCTTTATGAGTGCTTCCCTGCTGTATCTCCCCGGTGACAGAAGAGCGCAAAGGTTCCTCAAGGCTAGAGATATGAACCTCTTCT